TCAACTATCTATTAGTGTTGGAACTGCTATAGCTACTACAAATGCAGACGCTTTACCTAGTGGTTCTAGAGTAAGTCTTGGAGCAGGGACAGTAACTGTTACAGGGACAGCTTTAGTAAATCCTACTGGATCACAAGTATCATTAGGCATAGGAACTGTAATAGTTTCAGCAGATGCGAACGTATCCGTTACTGGAAACTCATTGACCTTAGCGACAGGAAGTGTTACAGTAACAGGAACAGCAGTTGTGACTCCTACAGGATCACAAGTAACGGCAAACACAGGAGAGGCAGGGATTATAACTTGGAATGATATAGTACCAGGTGTTAATATGACTTGGACAAATATAGATCCCTATTAATAAATTATGGCATCATCTTTTTCAACAAACTCAAAATTAGAATTAGTCACTACCGGTGAAAAAGCTGGTCTATGGGGCACAATTACTAATACAAACTTACAGGTACTAGAACAATTATCTACAGGTTACTTGTCCTCTGCACAGCTTGCAAGTGGTGACCTTACTTTAGCATTAGATAATGGTGCAACATCTACAGGAAAAAATTTATATATAAAACTAACAGGTACATTAGGTGCAAATAGAAATGTAACTATTCCAAGTGGTGCTGAAAGAGTAATAATTTTTGAAGATGCAACAACTAGAGGAGCTTCTTCTTCTTTTTTTACAATAACAGTTAAAACAGTTTCAGGATCTGGAGTTGTATTACCTATAGGATCTACTTCTTTAGTTTATTCTGACGGTACAAATGTTAGTTTAGGATTACGTCAACAAGGTTATGTAACATTAAACTCCTCAGCAATTACTGCGTACACTGCAGTTGATGGTGATCAAATTTTAGCAAACACAACAGCTAACCCAATTACAGTAACACTACCAGCTTCACCTGCAACAGGTGCTGAAGTTTTATTTGTTGATGCTAGAGGCACATTTGCCAATAACAATTTAATTGTTAATAGAAACAGTCAACCTATTAATTCAGGGACAAGTAATTTAACTTTAACAACTAGTGGACAAGCCTTTTCATTAGTCTACGTAGATTCAACAAGAGGTTGGGCTTATAAAACCAACACAGCATAAGGAGCATGAATCATGGCTCTTATTGATTTTAAAGTCTTACCTGGAATAGATAAGCAAGACACAACATCTGGAGCAGAAAACAGATGGGTTGATTGTGATAACGTTAGGTTTAGATATAACTTACCAGAAAAAGTTGGTGGCTGGTCTTCATTAATATCGGATAGTATTGTGGGAGTTGCAAGACGTGAATTTGCTTTTGTAGATTTAGAAGGTAATCGTTATGTTGCAATAGGAACTGACAAATTTTTACTTTTATATTTTGAAGGTCAAATATTTGATATCACTCCTATAAAAATACCTTTAGCTTCTTCAACAATAGCAACTGTACAAAATTCCCCAGTGTGTACAATTACAACTGCTTCGACACATGGTTTTGAACCAGGAGATATTGTTTTATTTAATAGTGTAACTTTACCAAGTAGCACAGGATATAATGCATCTGATTTTGAAAATAAATTATTTCAAGTAACTTCAACACCAACTTCAGTTACATTTACAATTACTCAAAGCTTTAATGCAACAGGTACAGTATCAACGGGTGGTAGTATATCTGTTATACCTTATGAAAAAATTGGACCTGCTGCACAATCATATGGTTATGGTTTTGGTACAGGTCAGTATGGTGGAACTATTGCAGGTGCACAACAAACTACTTTAAATGGTTCATTAACTGCAGACACTGCAGGTACAGGTGGATCAGGAACTGTTATTAACGTTACATCAAACACAGGTTTTCCAACAGCAGGAACTATAGCTGTAGCAAACGAATTAATTACCTATACTGGAAAAGGAACCAATACTTTAACAGGTATTACTAGAGGAGCTTTTGGAACTGCAACTGCAGGTACTTCAAATGGTCAAGCTCATTCAACAGGTGCAACGGTTACAGATGCATCAAGCTTTACAGGTTTTGGAAGTGCCGTGCAAGCATCTAACGTGACTCTAGAACCAGGCCTCTGGAGCCTAAGTAATTTTGGTCAAGTTTTAGTTGCAACTATTGCAAATGGTAAAACATTTACATGGAATGCAGGAGCAGCATCACCATTAACAGTTAGAGCTTCAACCGGTACTTCAGGTTTTTCAACAGCAAGTAACCCAACTGCAACAAGAGTTACATTGGTGTCCCCTACAACACGTCACTTAATTCATTTAGGTACTGAAACAACTATTGGAGATACTACTTCTCAAGATGATATGTTTATAAGATTTTCTGATCAAGAAGATATAAATGATTATACACCAACAGCTATTAACAGCGCTGGATCACAAAGACTTCAAGATGGAACAAGAATTATAGGTTCATTAAAAGCAAAAGAAACAATTTTAGTTTGGACGGATAATGCATTGTACACTATGAAATTTATTGGTGCACCTTTTACATTTGGGTTTGAGCAAGTTGGTACTAACTGTGGATTGATTGGAAAAAATGCAGCTGTTGAAATTGATGGTGTTGCATTTTGGATGAGTACAAATGGTTTCTTTATGTTTGATGGTACAGTTAAATCACTACCATGTAGTGTTGAAGATTATGTTTATGATCAAGCAGATACAACTAAAGGTCAACAAGTAGCAGCAGGTATCAACAATTTATTTACAGAAGTTGTTTGGTATTACCCCTCAACTAGTTCTGAGTATAATGATCAGTATGTAGTATTTAATTATGGAGAACCTATAAAAGGTGGTACTTGGTACATTGGAACAGAAGCAAGAACTTCTTGGATTGATGCAAGTGTATATCAAAAACCAATAGCAACTAAATTTAATTCGACATCTAACGGAACTTTCCCTGCAATTATAGGTCAAGATGGATTGGGCCAAACTCAATTATTTGAACATGAAGTAGGTACAGATCAAATTAATCAAGACGGAAGTACAACAACAGTTACATCATTTGTAAAATCATACGATTTTGATATACAGTCAAGACAAAAAAATGCACAAGGTAAATCAACAGGACCTGGTATATCTGGAGAAATATTTTTAGCTATGAGAAGATTTGTACCAGATTTTAAAGACTTACAAGGTAATGCAAAAGTAACACTTGCTGTTAAGCGTTATCCTCAACAATCAGATACAAACACTTCTTTAAGCCCCTTTACAATTAACTCAAGTACTGATAAAAAGGATACAAGAGCCAGAGGCAGGTTTGTTAACATTAAGATAGAAAATACAGATGTTAGTGAATCTTGGCGTTTTGGTACTTTACGAATTGACATACAACCAGACGGAAAAAGATAATGGCAAAAACTTTATTTGAATTAGCACAAGAATATCTAAACCGGGGAATGCCTGATATAAGTCAGACACCACGTGTTATTACACCCCCTGCACAAGATCCTTCACCAGTAATTGATCCTTCAGATCCTAATGCTGTTCAAAGAGTTTTACAATTAGGTTCACCAAACAATGGGGGTGAAAATAATTCTAATTCAATAAGAAGTAGTAATGGTTATAGTCCTTATTCATATAGACAAGCTGCTGCAAAAAGTGGGGTAGGTATACCTTCAGGTATATTATCAAATTCATCTTTTTTTATCCTCCACAAAGTAAAGTAGGAAATGTACTTAATAAAGCTATGAATTTTATTCCAGGTATAGGTACGGTTAAAAAAGGTCTTGAATATTTAGGTGATAAAATGCCTGTTAATCAAAGAGCTATTATGGAAAATGAAATGCTAGGAGCAGGTTTTGCATTAGATGATATTGGAAGAATTGCTAGAGGATCTGGAGCATATGATACAGCTGCAAATGTAATGTCAGGATATAATGCCAATCAGTTAACTGCAGAAAGTTTTGATAATAGAATTGAAACAGCTTTGGCTAATATGAAAAACCCTACAGCAAGAGTGGCAGCACTTAAAGAAGCTAAAGCAAATTGGGAAAAAGCAACAGGTAAAGCAACTAGTGTTTTTGATAATAAATCATTAGAAAAAGATCCTACATATACATCCCTTGCTGAAAAAAGAGCAATAGAAAATGCTATTAATTTAGAAAAAGAAGAAGATGAAAATAATATTTTTAATGCAAATGATAAACTAAATAGTAATGATTTTGATGGTGTAAAAAATTTTGCAGGATTAAATAACAATGATTTTGATGGTGTAAACAATCTTGGAGCAATAGATAATAATGACTTTGATGGTATACAAAATTTTGGAGGAATAAATAATAATGATTTTGGTGGACTTGTACCTATTACTGGAGGAACAACTAATAATGACTTTGATGGTGTAAACAATTTTGGTGGATTAAATAATAATGACTTTGATGGTTTAAACAATTTTGGTGGGTTAAATAATAATGACTTTGATGGTGTAAACAATTTTGGTGGATTAAATAATAATGACTTTGATGGTGTACAAAATTTTGGTGGATTAAATAATAATGATTATACCGGAAATACGGGACCTATTACTGGAGGAATGAATTTAAATGATTATTCTGGTGGACCTATTACTGGAGGAACAAATTTAAATGATTATTCTGGTGGTAGATATGATTTTAGTGATTTTGATGATGGTGATAATAGTAGAGCTGACCCTGGTGGAACAGGTAATTTTTCTGATGCTGTAACCGGCAATGACACAAGTCCTGGAGCAACAGGTGGAGAAGGTGGAAATAGTGGCGGCGGTGGCAAAATAGTTTGCACTATGATGAATGACTCTTATGGTTTTGGATCATTTAGAAATAAAATTTGGTTAAAGCATTCAAAAGGTTTAGCACCAGAATATCAAAAAGGTTATCACAAATTATTTTTACCATTAATTAAAATAGCTAAAACAAATAAAGTAGTTAGAAAAATATTAGAGCACATTGCAGTTCACAGAACTATAGACATACGTCAGGAATCAAGAGGCAAGGTACATTTACTAGGTAGATTATATAGAAAAATATTAGAACCTTTATGCTATTTGGTAGGTAAACATGGCTAAAGTAGTAGTAAGATTACCCGAACCTAAAGAAGAGTATGATGTATCTAACCAAAAACAAATTAATAGAGCAATTGCTTTGATTGTAGAACAATTAAATTCTACATTTTTAAACGAACAAAAACAAGAACAAGAAAGGTTTGCGTGGTTTAATGGCTAATATATATAAAAATGCTAAACTAGATTTAACAACTACGGATGTTACTACTTTATATACTACACCATCTGATTCAAGAGCTATTATAAAAAGTATTTTAGTTTGTGATGATAGTAATAATGGTAGCACAATCACTGCAACTGTAACAGATGCATCTAGTAATATATTTGTATTGTTTGATGTAAAGGCTGTAGCAGGTCATGCAACTGAACAATTACTAACTCAACCTGTTATATTAGAAGAAAACGAAATATTTAAAGTAACCGCTGCAGATGCAAATAGATTGCATGTGATAGCATCAATATTAGAAATAAACAGGGATTAAATATGTCATTTATAGAAACAGAAGCATCAGTAAGATACGAAACAGTTAATGGTAAAAAAACCATGATTATCACACCTAAATGTGAAGTTACCATAACTA